CCAGTTTTCATCTGATCAGTTGTGGGCAAGCCGTTTTCAGTATTCCAAGCATTAAATTCTGCTTGAGTAACTTGTAACATTTCACCAGACGGTAGTACTCTCCACGGCATCGTAATATCTCCTATAGTGTATTTAACCCAATAAATAAAACACCATTTTAATGGTTGACTGCGGTGTAGTTAAAATGCTACACTTAACAAAAGGAGACAATCAATAGATGTCCATAACAATATCACCAACTGGTCGCAAAGTCCGGTACCTTAATAATAAAGATTTATTAGCAGAAATTCACAAGAGTAAGAATACTTTTTCAAGTTTTACCAGTCCAGAATATAATCAGCATGATTTGATTTTACCAAATGTTGACAAGATCAATATTCGAACGGCTGCTGAAGCAAAAAGAAATCGTGCAAAACGATTAGGAATTATTGCATTCACTGAGGCAAGAATTGCGGGAGATAAGAAAATAAAGTTAGCAGAATGTACTCCTGACTATAAAACTATTCCAAAAATAGACTTAGTGTTTAGAGTAATGACTTTTGATCATATTCCAACTGCACCTGGTAGGAAAAAGACCGTTAAGAGCACCGCAGATGCTCACGACAAGATTAACTTTCCTCCTTTCCAGCACTGGAAATACAACGAGAACGACGAACTAGTGTGCGTAGGAAAGAGTCACTGGAAAGGTCCCGTGGACACAGGTGCATTTTCAAAAGAGCACGGCCGCATTACTGAAAATCTAGGTAAGATGTTTATCAAGTTAAGTGAACGATATGCACAAAGGTCTAATTGGCGTGGGTACACTTACAACGAAGAAATGCGTGGGCAAGCAATTCTACAACTAAGTCAAATTGGTCTACAGTTTGACGAGTCTAAATCTGAGAATCCGTTTGCATATTACACTGCCGCAGTGACTAATAGCTTTACCAGAGTACTCAATATCGAAAAGAAAATGCAAAACATTCGAGACGATATGCTAGAAGTCAACGGATTAACTCCTAGCTCAACTCGACAATACCGAGACGAGTTTGCTGAAGAAACTGCTCGCCAAGCAGAGCTGTATAAACATTTTAGACAGCCAAAATCAGAAGAACCGGACATCGAAGAAGAAGAAGGGGCTTGATCTGCATAACAATAATCTGCTATACTATCAAGTAGGAGACTCACATTAATGCAGTTATTCAAGAAAGTTGCATGTTTTACAGACATACATTTCGGACTCAAGTCCAACAGTGCTACACATAATCAAGATTGTGAAGACTTTGTAGATTGGTTTATTTCAGAAGCTGAGAAAGAAGGGTGCGAAACCTGTATCTTTCTCGGTGACTGGCATCACAACCGCAACTCTATCAATCTAATTACGTTAGATACCAGTATGCGGTGCTTAGAAAAGCTAGGTGCTGCCTTTGAGCAGTTCTACTGGTTTCCAGGTAATCACGATTTATTCTATAAAGACAAGCGTGATATTCACAGTTCGTCATTTGGTCGGCACATTCCCGGTGTCACTGTAGTTGAAAAAGTAACAACCATAGGTGATGTTACCCTAGTACCGTGGTTAGTTGGCGACGAGTGGAAAACTATTAGTCAAGTTAAGAGCAAATACATGTTTGGACACTTTGAATTACCGCTATTCTATATGAATGCAATGGTTCAAATGCCCGATCACGGCGAGCTAAAAGCAGAACACTTTAAACATCAAGACTATGTGTTTAGCGGTCACTTCCACAAGCGTCAGCAACGAGATAAAATTGTCTATATCGGTAACGCATTTCCACATAATTTCTCAGATACGTGGGACGATGACAGAGGAATGATGTTTATGTCCTGGGGAGGAAAGCCAGAATATAGACTTTGGCCGGACGCTCCCAAGTTCCGTAGCTTGAAACTCAGTCGATTACTTGACGAAAAAGATACATTGATGAAGAGTAAGATGTATTTAAAAGTTAATCTTGACATTGATATCAGCTTTGAAGAAGCAAACTTTATCAAAGAAACATTTGTTGCAGCACATGACATTCGAGAAATCAGTTTAATTCAAGACAAAGATAATCTAGATGCCGTAACTGAAGACACTGCTGACTCAAAATTTGAAAGTGTTGATCAAATCGTGACAGAACAACTAGTCGCAATCGAAAGCGATTCGTTCGATAAAAAAGTTCTACTAGATATCTATAATAATCTATAATGTTCAAAATTAAAAATATAACCGTAAAGAATTTCTTATCCGTAGGAAATCAAACTCAAGCTGTTGATTTTGACAAAGAGCATCTTACACTAGTACTAGGCGAAAACATTGACTTAGGCGGAGATGATAGCGGGTCACGTAACGGAACTGGCAAGACCACTATGATTAATGCATTAAGTTATGCATTGTACGGAACTGCCTTAACAAACATCAAAAAAGAAAACCTAATTAACAAAACTAATGCAAAGCACATGCTGGTTACTGTTGAATTTGATGTTAATAGTCAAAGTTTTAGAATTGAGCGGGGGCGTAAACCCAACGTACTGAAGTTCTTTGTTAACAATCAAGAACAAAAAAGCAAGGATGACGACGATAGTCAAGGAGATAGTAGAGAAACTCAGAAGACCATTGAAGAATTGCTAGGCATGAGTCATACTATGTTCAAGCATCTTGTTGCTCTCAACACGTATACTGAGCCGTTTTTAAGTATGAAGGCTGCTGATCAACGGGAAGTTATTGAACAATTACTGGGCATTACTTTACTTTCTGAAAAAGCAGAACGATTAAAAGCAGAAGTTAAAGTGGTCAAAGACTCTATTCAATCAGAAACATATAAAATCGAAGGCATTAAAACTGCAAACGAAAATGTTCAGAAAAGTATTGATAGTTTGATTATTAAAAGTTCCGCATGGGGTAACAAATACACTAGTGAATTAGAAAGCCTTGGTAAAGCTATCATAAATTTAGAAGCTGTAGATATCGAAGCTGAACTAATTGCCCATATAAATTTAAAACTATGGAACGAACACGATTTAAAGATTCGTAACTTAAACAAACAAAGAGCCACGTTAGAATCAGCTGTCGGACAAGCACAAAAGGCTAGAGACAAATATCTACGTGAGGTTGAATCGTTAGAAAGTAAAACATGCCCAGCATGTGATCAAGAACTGCACGATCATAAACACGAAGAGATGTCTACATCTGCTGTACAACATCTATCAGAAGCACAAACATACTTTGATAAAGTCTCTGGTGATTTAGAAAAGACCTTAGCTGAGATAGGTAACGGAGACACCCTACATAAGCCTAATACATTTTACGATACTGAAGCAGAAGCACTAGGACATAAAAACAATCTAGCAACGTTAGAACGTGCCTTAGAAGCCAAAGCCGAAGAAACAAACCCATACGACGAGCAAATTGCAGAATTGAAGAAAACTGCGATTCAGGTAATTGACTGGTCTACTGTTAACGAGTTATCAAAATTAAAAGATCATCAAGAATTCTTATTAAAACTGTTAACAAACAAAGATAGCTTCATACGTAAGAAGATCATTGATCAAAATTTAGCACATTTGAATAAGCGATTGAGCTACTATATCAGCAAGATGGGATTACCGCATCAAGTTGTGTTCCAAAACGATCTAAATGTTGAAATCACACAGCTAGGACAGGACTTAGACTTCGATAATCTCAGCAGAGGTGAACGAAATAGACTCATCTTGAGTCTAAGTTGGGCATTCCGTGATGTATGGGAAAACTTATATCAACACATTAATCTATTATTCATTGACGAATTGATTGATGCGGGCATGGATGCGGCAGGTGTAGAGTCTGGTTTAGCTGTTCTAAAGAAGATGGCACGTGAAAGAAATAAGAATATATACTTAATCTCACACAAAGATGAGCTAGTAGGACGAGTAAACAACGTCTTGAAAGTTATTAAAGAGAACGGTTTTACTTCTTACTCAAATAATGTCGACTACGTAGAAGCATAATGCTAAACAAGTACACAGAACTATACAAGCAGGTTGTAAACGATTTAGTAACCATGCATAATGCTAATATGCATTTGCAAAACAAGCCAAATCAGACATCTGCATTGAAAGTTAGGCATGCCATTATAGCTTTAGAAAATGATCTAAACCAACTTCGAAAAGTTGTAATGCAGTTTCAAAGAGACCATAAGGTGTATTTGAAAGGCCAAAGACTTGAGTACAAGGCTTCGCTCAAGGCAAAGAAAGAAGCAAAAGCTAAAAGAAAAGAACTTAAGGAAAAACAAAATGTCAACACAAAATGAACTACAAGCTGCATTTGATGCATACATGGCCGAAGATGCAAAGTTTACAGCAGGTAACAGTGCTGCTGGTACTCGTGCTCGCAAGGCATTAGGTGAAATGAGCAAGGCTGTAAAGGCTCGCCGTAACGAAATTACTGCTGAAAAGAATGCTCGCAAGGAAGCCAAGGCGGCAAAGTAATTGAACAACTGGACTTATCAGAGTGCTGAAGTCTTAGAATTACCTGAAGACTGTATTGGTTTTGTTTATTGCATTACTAATACAGTCACAGGTCGCCGTTATATCGGCAAAAAGTTAGCAAAATTTAGTAAAACGACCTACAAGACTGTAAAGTTAAAGAACGGCACCAAGAAGAAAAAGAAAATTAGAAGTAAAATTGACAGCGACTGGCAGGAATACTACGGATCCAGCGTTGAACTATCTAAAGACATAGACGCTTTAGGCAAAGACAAATTCACCCGCGAAATATTACATTACTGTAAAAGCAAAGCAGAAACATCTTACGTTGAGGCCCGAGAACAATTCGACCGCAAAGTATTAGAATCCGACGAATATTACAATGGACAAATTTCTGTCCGTGTACATGGCTCACACATTAAATCCAAACTTTAAGGCAACTTAATTCAGTTATAGCTCGCACAGGCTAATATCGTGTGCCGAACAGTAGAAACCTGGACATCGTGTCGCAGGAATCCGAAGTCTTACCGCTGAAGTAAGCACTCAATCAGTATCCTAACCGGACCACGATCGCAAAATGCCTGCGGTTTGATTGTTTGAATAGAGTTAAAATAAGGCCCAAGGATGGAGTAATAACAGAAACTCCACGCTTTACAA